AATTTAAAGGGGCCTTCGGGCCCCTTTTTATTTGCACATTTACATTTAAAAGCGTATACTCGACGCACTGCATATTAAATTTAGTTAGTATAGACTCATGCAGTAGACTTTCTCAGGACTATATTAACGGAAATGGAGACAAAATTATGGGAAATACAACTTATAGTGGTCCGGTCAGAACAGAAGGTGGCTTTAACGTAATTAATAAAGCAGCCGCTACTGGCGCGATCACAGAAACTGGTTTTTCAGTTAACTCAACTGGACAATTAATATCAATGGGAACTAGAAAGATTCAATCTTTCGCTGGTACATTGGCTAGCACTAACGCAGCAGCAACTGCATACGCAGACAATGACTGTCTTGTAGAGCTAGGAACACTTAACGTTGATGCACCTGACGATTTAGTAACACCTTCAAAAATCTTTATACATAGAGCTTTGATCGGTATTACAACTGCAGCAGGGCAAACTTTGGTAGGTAATTTAGCACTAAGTTCAGATTCAGGAACAGCAACAAACGCTGCTGTATCTGGAACAGAAATTGTTGGTGCTGGTGTTACATCATTTAACGAGCAGTTAAGTGCTACACAATCTATTACTGAGGTTGATGTAAACTTTAATAATACTGCTGGTAATTATCATATCTTTGTACCAAACGTAACTGCAGCTGTTGCAAACGTACACTTGTACGCAAGAGCAACTACTACAGTTAATGCTGATATTACAGCTGGTAGATTTACAGTTGAACTAGAATACTCAGTATATTAAAAAATAAACTTTATGTGGAGCGGGGGCTTCGGCCCCTTCTCTCTAACGGAGGAAAAACAAAATGGCAGACGCAGTAACAACTCAAACAATATCTGATGGTGGTAAAACCGCTATCATAAAACTTACAAACATATCTGATGGAAGCGGTGAAGCTTCGGTTAAAAAGATAGATGTTTCAACATTAGCAAAAAACTCACAAGGAGTAGATTGCTCTGGAGTTTCAATTACTCAAGTATGGTATGATATTGGTGGAATGAGAGTTGCATTAGAATTTAACGCTTCTTCTAACGTAGTTGGATTAGTATTAGGTGGTAGTGCAGCAGCAGGAACTACCATGGGATACATGGATTTTAGATCTTTTGGTGGTATTAAAAATAACGCTGGATCAGGTGTTGATGGCGACATTGACTTAACGACCCATGGTCACACAGCTCATGATCATTACACAATAGTATTAGAGTTAAGTAAAAGTTTTTAATAAGGAGTAGCATATGCCTAATACTACTTCAGGAACAGCAACGTTCGAAAGTAGCTTTTATATAGATGAAATTCTAGAAGAAGCTTATGATAGAATTGGTGTGCAGGAACTTACTGGTTATCAATTAAAATCTGGAAGACGTTCATTAAATATAATGTTTCAAGAATGGGGCAATAGAGGAATACACTATTGGCAACTTCAAGAAACTAATATTGATCTTGTTGAAGGACAAGCTGAGTATCATTTCTTTAGAAGTGCTGCTGATGATACAGCTGATACTAACAGAGCACAAGCTACAACCAATCAAACACCGTCTACTATTTTTGGTATGGATGATGTTCTTGAAGCTACATTCAGAACAAACAGAACTCAAACAACACAGAACGATACAGCCATGTCAAAGATAGACAGGTCAACTTATTCTGCGTTGTCTGGTAAACTAACAAAAGGTCAACCTAGTCAATATTATGTACAACGTTTTATTGATAGAGTTACAATAAGCATATACCCTACGCCTGATTCAACAGCAGCTTCTGCTGACATGAGAATTTATTATATTAAAAGAATAGAAGATGCTGGTGGTTTTACTAATGCAGCTGATGTTCCTTATCGTTTTGTACCATGCATGGTATCTGGACTTGCTTATTATTTATCACAAAAATTTAAACCAGAGTTAGTTAATGTTTTAAAAATGACTTATGAAGATGAGTTAAACAGAGCGTTAACTGAAGATGGTTCTTCAACTAGTACATTCATAACACCGAAAGCGTATTACCCAAATGTCTAATTATGCATCAGGAAGAAAAGCAAAAGCAATATCAGATCGTAGTGGTATGGCTTTTCCATATACAGAAATGGTAAAAGAGTGGAACGGAGCATTTGTACACAAATCTGAGTTTGAAGCAAAGCATCCACAAATAGAACCAAATATACATAAAGCAGATGCTCAAGGGTTAGCTAACGCAAGACCAGATAGAGTTGAAACAGCAGCACCTAATTTATTAAAAAGCGATTCTTTTAAAACAGGAACTGCTGGTACCAGCGCCATTACAGTTACAGAAGCAGGTCACGGCAGGTCAAGTAGTGATACTGTTCGTTTTTATGCAGCGGTTAGTTTTGATGGAATAACTGCGACCAACATAAATAAAGCAGCAGGTTATACAATAACTGTTGTTGATGCTGATACTTACACATTCACAGTATCGACAGATACGGCAACAACTGGTAATATACAAGGAGGAGGGTTCCGCGCTTATGCTGGACCTACAACAATAACACCATGACAACATATTCAGAGCTAGTAACACAGATAAGAGAATATACAGAAACAGATAGTAATGTTTTAACAACAACTATTATTAATGATTTTATTGAACACGCAGAGTTAAAGATATTTAGACAAGTAGATTCTGATGCATTTAGAGCATATGCTACGGCCGCTTTAACAGCGTCTGACCCTTTTATTGCAACACCTGGGCAAGTGCCAACAGATTTTTCATATGTAAGAACAGTTGCTATATATAGTGCTGCTGGTTCTTTGGGTGGTTTAACTAATAACGAACGTATTATTCTAACTAAAAAAGATCAGTCTTTTATGTCAGAATATTGGCCTAACAGAACTAGTACAGGTATACCAAAATACTATGCAAACTGGGATCAAGACACATTATTTGTTGCTCCTACACCAAATGCAGCGTATACTATCGAACTTGCGTATATAGCGCAACCAACAGGACTATCTTCAAGTACAGCAACGACTTGGATTAGTAATAATGCACCAACTGCTTTGTTATACGCCTGCCTTATAGAAGCATTTAAGTTTCTAAAAAATCCTGAAATGATGGCTATGTATACACAGTCTTATCAAGGAGAAATTCAAGTCTTGTCTTCAGAACAAATGGGTTTCAGAAGAAGAGATGATAACAGAGATGGCGCGGTTAGAATACCAATTCCATCAGGAAACCCGTAAGGAGATTTTATGGCTAATGTAATTAGTAATGTTTTTAAAGACCAACTTTTAAAAGGTAATCACAATTTTCAATCAGGTGGTGACACATACAAAATAGCTTTGTATACATCTTCACGTACCGCAGCGGCGACAGACACAGGATATGATGTAACTAATCAAGTAAGTGGAACTGGTTACACTGCAGCAGGAAACACATTAACTAACAATGGTGTGACTGGAGGATCAAGTGCAACAACTGCGTTTATAGATTTTGCAGATACTTCTTGGACTACAGCAACAATAACAGCGCGATACGCTCTGATCTATCAATCATCAGGAGCAGCAGCGTCAGCAAGTGCAGGAGCAGTTTGTTGGTTAGATTTTGGTGGTGACTTTGCAACAAGCGCAGGTACATTTACAATACAATTTCCAGCAGCAGGAACGAGTACAGCAATTATAAGGTTGAGTTAGGAGTTTAAATGGCATTAGTCCTTAACGATAGAGTCAAAGAAACTTCAACCACAACGGGCCAAGGCACGTTAGACTTGGCTGGGGCAGCAACTGGTTTTGAAACATTTGTAACAGGTATTGGTGATACTAATACAACTTACTATGCTATTGTTCACGCAACAGACGGCACGTGGGAAATAGGTATTGGAACTATTGGTGACGCGTCTCCCGACACTCTAACAAGAACCACGGTTATTGATACATCAGCAGGTAACACAACTAAAATAAATTTTGCATCAGGTACAAAGAATGTATTCTGTACACTACCTTCAAGCAAAGCTGTATTCCTGGACGCAGATGGTGACGTTACACTAGGAGCTAATTTAGACGTTGGTGGTAATTTAACAGTTACTGGTACAACAACATTTAATGGTGGCACACTAACTCTTGGTGACGCTAACACAGACAACATTGTATTTGGTGGTGAGGTTGATTCTAATATTATACCTGATGACGACGATACTTATGATTTAGGTAGTGCATCTAAAGAATGGCAAGATTTATTTATTGATGGCACAGCAAACATAGACTCACTAGTTGCAGATACTGCAGACATTAATGGTGGTACTATTGATGGTGCAATTATTGGTGGTGCAAGTGCAGCAGCGATAACAGGTACAGCGATTACCGGAACTAGTTTTGTTATTGGTTCTGCAAATATTAATGAAACAGAGCTAGAAACTATTGATGGTGTAACTGCAGGAACTGTAGCAGCTTCTAAAGCAGTTGTAGTTGACGCTAACAAAGACATTTCAAGTTTTAGAAATGTAACTGCAACTACATTTATAGGAAATATAGACGCGGTAGATGGTGATTTTGACGGAACACTAGAAGCTGATGCAATTACAGTTGCCGGTACTGCTTTATCAAGCGTAATTGCTGGAACAACAGTAGCAAATGCAACACTAGCAGCAACAGTAACAGTTACCGATAGCACAGCTAACACAAACTTTCCTGTTGTATTTCACAATGAGTCAAACGCTTTATTAGATGACACAGGTGCGTTAAGATATAACCCAAGCACAGGAGAATTACTTGTACCTAAACTAACTGTAGCAGGTACAACTACGACTGTAGACACCGTTACAATGAACGCGCAAAACGCAATAATATTTGAAGGTGCTACTGCTGATGCCCATGAAACTACTCTTACAATTATCGATCCTACTGGTGATAGAACAATTAATCTACCAAACGTTTCAGGTACAATACCTGTACTAGCAGCTGCAAGCACAACACAAATTACATCTACACCTGAAGAACTAAATTTATTAGACGGCATTACAGCAGGAACTGTATCAGCATCATTAGCTGTAATTGTAGACTCAAACAAAGATATAACAGGTTTTAGAAACATAACTTTAACAGGCGAACTTGACGCAGCGACTTTAGATATTTCTGGAAATGCAGATATAGATGGCACATTAGAGGCAGACGCTATTACAATTGGCGGTGTATCTACCGATACACTATATGCATCACCAGGATTCGCGGTTGCGATGGCGATCGCGCTATGATATAAGAAACTAGGAGAAAAATATGGCACAAGATTTTGAATCAAATGGTAAAAGAATAACAAATTCTGCTACCACTATCTTTACAGCAGACAGCGATGATGCGGTTGTAGGTCTTCGTTTTGCTAATATTCTAACCACAACAGACACGCTAGATGTGTTTATTACAGATGCTGGTGACAGTGACAACGTTAGATACCTTATTAAAGGTGTTAGTGTTCCCGTTTCTTCATCAATTGAAGTAATTCAAGGCGGGTCTAAAATAGTTATGCAAAACGGTGATGTGTTAAAAGCGCAAAGCGGAACAGCTAACGGTTTTGATTGTTGGGTTAGTAGGGTAGATTCGATTAGTACATAAGGAGTAACTATGGCATACAAAGAAGAAATAGGTGGTCCACTATTTGTTGGATCAGGTGGAATGGCATCAGAGGTTATACCTGAACACGATGCTACTGTTGATGTTAATCAAGTTGTAGGTCATGCAGTTCTTGCAGGACCGATTACATTTAACGCCATCGTAACCATAACAGGTGTCGTGGTGGTGATGTAATGCCTTTAGAGTTTGACGGCGTTAACGGTATAGTAAAAAACACCACGAGTGATGGTGATGTAACTATTAAAGGTAATGATGACGGTAGTGAAATATCAGCAGTAATCTTTGATATGTCAACTGCTGGTAAGGCTACTTTTAACAATGATATAGCTTTAGGTGATAATCAAAAAGCTGTTTTTGGTGCTTCAGAAGATTTACAAATTTTTCATGATGGTTCTAATTCTTATATTAAAGACGAAGGCACCGGTGACTTAAAGATTACAAGTAATGGTAATGCTATATCGTTTCAAAAAGGTACATCTGAAACAATGGCATTTTTTGATACTGATGCTGGTTGTGAACTTTATCATAACAATACTGCTAAATTCATAACAACCGCAACAGGTGCAACAATCTCAGGACAAGTTTTAGCTACAGGTGGTGCAGTTTCTGCTCCAACTTATGCGTTTGATAACGACTCTAATACTGGAATGACTAGACCAACAACTGACACAGTTACGTTAGTTACTGCTGGTAGTGAAAGAGTCCGTATAGATAGTTCTGGTAATGTTGGAATCGGCACAAGTTCTATTGATGTAATAACTCAAGCTGGTGGTAGTGGCTATAGAGTTTTACAACTAGAAAATGCTGAAGGTGGTCAAATAAATCTAGACCATAATGACGCTGGTACAGGCTCAACATTAGGAATGATTAACTTTAATAGAGCAGGTGAAACTGTTGCACACATTGGCGGTGTAACAGATGGAGCAACTGATTCTGGTCATATTCAATTTAGAACGCAACCAGCAAGTGGTGCATTAACTGAAAGGATGCGTATAACAAGTGCTGGTAATGTAGGAATCGCGACGTCGAATCCCTCACAAACATTTTCCGTTGCAGGGCATATGGATATTTCTGCAACTTCAAGATTATATCTTGATGGTGGTGGTAATACATTTATTAGTGAAGTTTCAGCAGATACAATAGCTTTTACTACAGGTAATAGTGAAATAATGCGTATTACTAACCAAGGTAGATGTGGATTTAACAGCTCAAGTCCTGACGAAACTTTTCATATTAAAAGTTCAGGTAGTCCTAGTGGTGATGTTGGATTAATTCTTGAAGGTAGTGCTGCTGACGCAAATTGTAGTATTCTTTTTCATAATAGTTCAGGTACAGAAAGAGGTCGTATTTTATATGATACAGATGATAATAATTTACAGGTTAAAGTTAATGCTGCAGAAAAGTTAAGAATAACCTCAGGAGGATTTTTAAAAGCAATTACATCAGGTTCATTTGTTGCATCTGCACAGTTTCACGAATTTACTAATAGTTCAGGTAGTCAACAAACAGTATTTTTTAGACACAGTGATGCTAATCACCCTTATGGATTACAAATGGAATTTAGTGCAGCAGCACCTGATAATAATACCC